TTTGGTTGGGATTGGGATTTTGAAATAGTTTCTTTTGATGTAAACATGGCAGCTAAACAAGCCATTGTTCATGGTAAATTAACTTGCAGGGCAAACGGTGCTACCGTTGTTAAACATCAATTTGGTAGGGCTGACATAAAGATTAGAAAAGCGGATGGCGCACCCTTAGACTTGGGTAATGATTTAAAAGCAGCAAGCACCGATGCATTGAAAAAATGCGCAAGCGAATTAGGTATTGCATCAGACGTTTTTGGTGAATCAGAATTTAAAAATATTACCGTTACAGATGAGCAAACATCAAACGAATCTTTATTAAAAGAATTAAGCCAATTGTTAATTATCAAAAAGACTTATCTATCTGACGAAGATTTAAAGCGCATTGAGGAGATAATTATAGAAGAGGAGGCCACAAGCTACCAAAAAGCAATTCAAACCCTTAAATCGCTTTAAAATGAGCAGAGTTGGAAATTTTACAAGCAGTCAGGTTTATAGGCTATGTACTTTTGGTAGGGCTAAAGATTCAATCGGTGCGCCTTTTTACACTTATGTTCAGGAAAAGTTAAGAGAGCATAGAACGGGCAGACCAATAGGAAAGGACACAAACGCAAAAAGTACCAATTGGGGCAACTTTATGGAGCAGTGGGTATTTGAAGAAAAAATGGGTTTAAAATATAGCTTAGTTTCAAAGAAGCGATATAAACACGAAACTTTATTGTTTAGTGGTATGCCCGACATAATTACAAACGATACAGTAGGCGACATTAAAAACCCTTATACGGTTAATTCATTCTGCGATTTAGTTGATAGCATGGAGTCAATCGAATCATTAAAGAAAAATAACCCTAATTACTATTGGCAGTTGGTGGCTAACTCAATTCTAACAGGTTTACCAAACGCTTTATTATTGGTACACATACCTTACAAGGATGAGCTAACTAAGATTAGAGAATCAGCCGACAATTACAACGGCAATCAAAACCAAATAGCCTTTTTAAATTGGGCAGAAGATTCTGAATTACCGTACATTGAAAGGGGTAAATATTACCAAGACATCAACGAGTTTACATTTGAAGTGCCACAAGAGGACAAAGACTTTTTGATTGAGAGATTAACAGAAGCAACCGAATTATTAACTAAACAAATTGAAGAAGATGACATTAGAAGAAATTGATTTAATAATTGAGGGTAAAATAAACATCATTGATAAATACAGGCTTGAGTTAAACAACTTAAAGCAAAAAAGAAAAGAGATTATTGATTTGATGAACACCGATATTAAGCCAAGTAGATTAAACCTAACAGACTTAAAAAAATTTATAGATGAATTTGTTGGTTTTGATATTGCCGACAAGAAAAAAACAATGTATTATACTTGGGCAAGGATGGTTTATTGCAAAATTGCAAAAGACAACAGCCATTATTCACTTAGAGAAATTGGAGAGGCTTTAGGAGGCCGAAATCATGCAACGGTGATACATAACATTTCACAATTTAACGACAATTACAAATTTGACCCTGAATTTAAAAGAGAAGCAAATAAAATTATTAACCATTTTAATAAATATTTCAATGACAAGTAACTATTCACCACAAAACGATTTTCCTGATAATGATGATTGGGACTTTGCATTTAAATTGTTAATTCTATTGGCTATTTTAATAGCAGCTTTAGCATTTGCAACGATAATTTTAACACCTGAAATTTTTAACTACTTAATAACTTTATAAAATGAAAAACGAAAACTACACAGTGCAAGAGTCGTATGTAATTAATTCAATTTACAAACAACCCAATATTAAACAAGCTGATTTATCTAAACATTGTTTAATTTCACCAAGAATATTGAGAAGCGTTATTAACGGCATTAGAAAAAAAGGATGGATTACAGAATTTAATACCCCTTTTTGGTTGGTTGGTGACAATAATGGATATTCTTTAGAGCCAAAAGAAAGCCCAAGATTGAACGAATGGGCTAAAAGGTTCGGAAGCCAAGCCAAAGACATGAATACTATTTTGGAGGTATTTAATAGAACAGATTTATTTACAAATTTTAATTAATATTATGAGCAGTTTAAATTCACTTTATTTAAAATTATCAACTTTAAAAGAGATGGTTGATGTTTTGGAAAGAAAACAAGAAAACGGAATAAGCATTACAGTTTCAATTAACGATGAAGTTAATAATTATGGGCAAAACATTTCAGCATTTGTATCTCAAACCAAAGAGCAAAGAGAAGCTAAAGCCAATAAGTTTTACGTTGGCAATGGTAGAACAGTTTGGACAGATGGCAAAATACAGGCGTTTGAATACAAAAAAGATAATGCCCAAGAAAGAAAAGCCGAAAGCGATAAACAAGCGGATGAAACAGACTTGGCGTTTTAATTATGATTAAAATAACAAACGAGGACAACATGCAACTTATGGCAAGGTACGAAGATAAACACTTCGACCTTGCTATTGTTGATCCACCTTATGGGATAGATGTAACCAAGATGACATTAGGAAATGGTAAGAAAAAAATTAATAGAGGTACTTCGGATTGGGATAGCAAAACTCCAAGCAAAGAATACTTTAATGAATTGAGAAGGGTTAGTAAAAATCAAATTATTTGGGGAGCAAATTATATGACAGAAAATTTACCTCCAAGCATGGGGTGGGTTTATTGGGATAAAGGAACAGGTAGTAATGATTTTAGCGATGGAGAACTTGCTTACACTTCATTTGATAGAGCCTTAAGGGCATATAAGGTTAGTTGGGTTGGTGCTAATGCAAATAATGGTACTCCAAGAATACATCCAACAGAGAAGCCCGTTAAACTTTACGAATGGTTATTAATGAATTATGCTAAAGATGGTGATAAGATTTTAGACACCCATTTAGGCAGTGGCTCAATCGCTATTGCTTGCCACAATTTAAAGTTTAATTTAACCGCTTGTGAGTTAGACAAAGATTATTATGAGGCAGCTTTAAAAAGATTGAAAATTCATCAGCAACAACTTACAATGTTTTAAATAAAGTTGTTATATTTGATAAAGGGTAGTTGCATTACCTAAAAATTATTTTTTCACCTAAAGCCTTTTGGTAATTCGATGCAACCGATGAACTGAAAGGCTTTTTTAATTACAAAATATGATTAAAATTAATGAAGATTTTAAAAAGTTGATACCAGCTTTAACTCAAGAAGAATACAAACAATTAGAAGATAATTGTATGGCGGAGGGTATTCGTGAAAAGATACTAACGTGGAACGGTTTTATAATTGATGGCCACAATAGATATGAAATTTCGCAAAAGTGGGATTTAGATTTTGAAACCGAAAACAAACATTTTGATAGTGAAGATGATGTTTATTTATGGATGATAGATAACCAAAACGGCAGAAGAAATTTAACGGATGGTTGGAAGTATAAACTGCAACAAAGAAAAAAAGAAATACTTTCTAAAAGGGGTAAAAAAACACAAGGGACAAGAACAGACCTTTTATCAATAGTTGATAAAAAGTTAGAACCAAAACACAATACGCAAAAAGAAATAGCAAAAACATTAAACTGGAGTACAGGCAAAGTTGCAATGGCGGATATTGTATTTAAAAAAGCAAGTCCCGAAGTAGAAGAAAAGGTTTTGAATAATGAAATTACAATTAACCAAGCGTATCAAGAAATAAAGAAAGAGGAGAAAAAAGCCGAGTACAAAGAAAAAGTTTTAGAAACAAGAGTTGAAACTAAAATAAGTGATAATATTAAAAATGGAGATAGTTTAGAAATATTAGAATCCTTAGAAAACGGTTGTATTGATGTGGTTTTAACAGACCCACCTTACGGAATTAGTTATAAATCTAATCGTTCTATGTTTGATGAAGCAATTACAAAGCGTGGACTTTTAAACGATGGCAAGGATGAAGCATTTGAATTATTAGATAAGACTTGCGAAATACTACAAAGAAAAACAGCAGATAATGCACACCTTTATTTCTTTTGCAGTTGGAATGTTTTTAGTTATTTTGAATCAATTATAAGTAAGTATTTTACAATTAAAACACCTATTGTGTGGGATAAAGGAAATAAGGGTTCTGGAGATTTAGAGAATGATTGGGGAAATCAAACAGAACTAATTATTTACTGCGTAAAAGGTAAAAAGTTGGTAAATACAAGACGTGGAAATATTATAAATGTTTCAAGGTTACATACTTCTAAAATGGTGCATCCAACACAAAAACCAACCGAACTATTAAAACAAATTTTAGAAGTATCAGCAGTAAATGGAGATTTTATAGTAGACCCATTTATGGGTTCTGGAAGTACAATAAAGGCTTCAAACGAATTAGGTTTTAAAAGTTTAGGTATAGAATTAGACAAGGAAATGTTTAAAATAGCTAATAACTTTATAAATGGATAATTATAGGGATTTAGAGCACAAATTTAAAACAGAAATAACAAAGCATATAAATAATGCTATGCCAAATATTAAATTTAAAAAAGGCAGTGTTTCAGTTTCAAGCGATTATGAAGATGGGAATTTATCTTTTGATATGGTTTTAAATTCTAAAATTGGAATATCTGTAAGAATTAGAAAACATAAATACATTAATTTTAATGACTTAACTATAAGATACAGAAGTAAAGCGGGAGGTTATTGTGAATTTGAAAAAATACAAAATGGTTTAGCAGATATTTATTTTTATGCTTATATGAATGAAGATGAAAGTAAATTAATAAAAATAAGAATATGTGATGTGGATGCTATTAGGGAACTTATAAAGCAAGAAAAATATAGTATTTTTAACAATTACGATAATACACAATTAGCAACCTTTAAATTTTCAGACATAGCTAAATATAAAGGTGCTATTTATAAATTTGATAATTAAATTATTTTTATAAACCAAATTAATTACTATATTTGTATTTCTTATGTGCCCAACATTCAAAATAGACATTCATTTTAAATATAAAAGCATTGGCTTAGTAGGGAGGGCACACCCGAACAGCCGATGTTTTGCTTTTTAATATTATGGCTAAAGAATTACCATACTTTCAATTTGAACCTGCTGAATATTTAACTAAAGATGTTTCATTTTGCAGTTTAGCAGCGCAAGGTTTGTTTATTAATCTTTGTGCTTACTATTGGCAACGTGAATGCTCACTTACTAAAGAACAAATTTTAAGAAGGCTTAACTATCCAAAAGAGTTAAATGAATTGATTACAGAGGGTGTAATTGATTTAGAAGGTGAAAATATCATAATAAAGTTTCTTGATGTTCAATATGATAATGCAACTACCAAAAGCCGCATAAACAGTGAGAATGGTGCTAAAGGTGGCAGACCAAAAAAACCGAAACGAAACCCAAAAGAAACCGAAACGAAACCGAATCAAAAGCCAATTGAAAGCGAATCAAAAGGCATAAGAGAAGAGAAGATAAAAGAAGATAATATAATAGAAGAAGAAATAATAAAACCTAAAGAGAGTAATTTAGTTTTTCCTTTTAATTCTAAAAATTTTATTTATCAATGGCAAATTTGGAAAACCTATAAAAAAGATCAACATAAATTTACTTACAAATCAGAAGCAAGTGAGCAGGCGGCTTTAACCCAACTTCAAAAAATGGCAACAAATCGGGAATTAAAAGCGATTGAAATAATACATCATACGATGGCAAACGGTTGGAAGGGCTTTGTTGAGCCTAAAACAGACCCAAGAAAAGAAACCCAAGAGGCTTTTCAAGCGGTAAAAGATAAAATTAACTTTGATTTTAGTGATGGTAAATTAAGTTTTGAAAGATGAAAAAATATAAGATTTTAAATTTATATGCTTGTTTAGGTGGAAACCGTTACAAATGGGATGAAGTTGCAGATATTGAAGTTACTGCTGTTGAATGGGATGAA